TAAGTTTATCCCTTCTTTTTTCAAGAACACTTGAAACAGTTTTTCTTTTTCCATCATCAACTTGTTTTTGTTGTCTAGCTAAAGTTTTAGTAATCATATCAATTCTTTTTTGATAAGCATTTTGTAGTCCGTAAGTTGGCTCGTCTCCATACCTACCACCTGTTATTGTATTTAAGAAACCACCTGATACAGGGTTATATCCTGCCATTAATCCAGATTGTATTCTTCCAATACTATCTAGGTTATCCGACCCTCCATAATAATTTTTTATATTTCTAGTTCGTATATCATTTTTAGGCATAAAAGAATTAATACCTCTTAAAACTGAACCTGAAAGACTATTTTTTCCAAACGGCAAATAATTCATTAAATTAAATTTTTTTTGTGAAATAATATCAGGTTCATCTTCGTAATCAGTAAACAATTTTTTAAATCTACTATCTTCCATTATTTGTGCATCACTGCTTTCTTCTAATCCGGGACTGTTTTGCCTAATTTTTTCTATCAGGTCTGAGTCTTCTCTTAAACCCGTATCTCCAGGTTTTCTTTCATAGGGGTTAGCATAAGGTCCTGTTTCAAATAACTGTTTATTAAATTCAGGTTGGCTCATGTTTAAAAAAGAAGGGGCTCCAGAAGTTCCTATTGTTTCATCATACCCTGCGTAGATATCGGGGTTATCTGAACCAGTAAAAGCATCTGTATTTGTTATACCTCCATCCGGTGTTGTGTCCGGTGGTGTTGTTGAAGGTAATTCATATGGTTTCTGTAAATATTTTTGTTTTGGCATAAATTTTAAACCTGAGTCTCGTATCTCTTGGTCAGTGGCGGGATCAGAAGATTGTATCAAACTTTTGTCTTCTCCATCCATTACAGGATCATTAGGTCTGTATCCTTCAATAGGTACTGAATATCTTGTGCCGTCTTCACCATATTTATATTGAAAACCTTTTTGAGGCATAACAGCAGTATAAGCCATTCCATCTTTAGGTCCGTAACTTGGTCCTGTGTAGTAAGCCATTATCTCATTCCTCCTGGTGCAATGTCTAATCTAAATGTACCGAGTTTCCAATTTTTCCCAGAACCTGTATTGGATACTTTTAATGCAATTGATCTAGCTCTAAGTCTAGTGCTTTTAAAATTTGTAGTTTCGGTTGATGTAAAATTTGTAGTTGTTGCAGCAGTATTAGGATAGTTTCTTGTTGTAAAACTAATTTCAGTGTCACCTGTTTGTTCTATAAAATCTGGTATAAATCTACTTATTCTCATCATATATTCACCATCCCCTCTAAGATCAGGGGTCCCTACCGCTTGACCTGTATTACTTCTTTTCTGGGTAATATCAAAATCACCAGAAAGAATATTAGCATTAACAGCAGTAATTACATTGCCGGCATTAACTTGATCGGTCCCTGTTTCGTGTTGATAGTATATACTACTTCCGTCTACATTTCCAGTAACATCGTAAGAGGCGTTATCGTCAGGGTTATAAAGTGTTTTATGAGGTTTTTCGTATACAGCAGAATCTACCCAAGCAGATCTATTTAAAGATCCTGTTGTCCAAATGGGTCTTTCAGTTGTAGAATCTACATAATTATAGCTGACCACTCTATCAACCGCAGTAGCTTCAGCTGAACAGTAAAACCAATTTATCTCTCCAAAAAGATTGTTGATACCTGCATTAATTAAATCTCTAGTTACATTATTAATCCCAAGTCCGGGATCTACTGAGTAAACAAAATCTTCTACTAGACAAGGCATAGATCTCAACTGACCATCATAATTAAAAAACCCGTTGTCTGACATCCAATAAGCTGAGCCATCAACTTCAATGCAAGCATTCTTACCAATCAATCCACAGTTAGTCCCTGCTTGTTGAAATGCAAAAGTAAAAGGTTGGCCTACGAATTGCATTAGAAATAATGCAGTATCGGTCCATACATAAAGAGCATCCCTACCTTTGATAGCAGACATAATCTTAGATCCTGCAGCAAGCCTTTGAGATCCTGCAGTATTTTCTGCTCTTATGGTGTACTCATTAATATTTTCTTGATCAGAGAATCTTATAAACATATCATCTTGTGTAGATTTATCTCCAATAGTTGTTTCAGTTCCAAAAAATACTAAGTGTCTATCGGGAGTTGATACTATCATGTGACGTGATGCTGTTGGTGCTCCAGATATAATTGTTGCTCGAGTAGTTAATGCATTTATGTCTGATCCATCCCACTCAAAACATTCTCCATTATAAATAAGAGCAATTAATTTTGTACCAAAATTATCAAGAACCCATAAACCAGGGTTAAGTGTAAACTGTGTAGTTGATGAAGCTTCACCCCATCCGTTGTAATCTGTAATATTTGTAATAACAGAATTTTGAGTATGTGTGGCTTTTGTTGTACTGTTTGCACCTCTAGCACCACCACTTAAAGTGTTTGTCCCTGTGTTATTTGCTGTGTAAGATATATCTTCCGTACCTATTCTTATGGTCCCCGATGCCGGAAACGCGTTTGAACTAGCTAGAACTATGTTAGTGGTAGTTGTATCTGTTAAAGCTGTTGCAAGAGTACTAGTTGCGGCTCCATTTACCTCACCACCAAATAACCCTGAACTCCAGCCAAACCCTGATTCTTGTGTAGCAGGACCTACTTTATAATAACATAGGACAGAAGCAGAACCAGCATTGGTTACAGGTGTGCCGACTTCGTTAGTAGCCATTGTAATTGTAAAAGTGGTGCTACTTGGTACAGAGGTTACCATAAATTTCTCATCTTCAAATGTGGCGTTTGTAAAAGTAGATGTAGATAACCCAGAAACAGCATCAAATAATACTATATCATTATCTAACAAACCATGAGGAGACGGAACGGTTATTGTAACTGTTGGTGATCCTGATGTACTTGTAAAATTTGCTCCAGTAATTGTAGTTCTTATCGGATGAATGTCATAGTAAAGACCGTCTGAAAAAACATAAAGAATTCTATTAGTACCAATTGCGGAATATTTTATCCCAACATTGTTATCCCAGTTATGTATGGCTCTTGCAGCACCGGTTAATTTTTCAATACCTAATTGTTCCCAACCGCCAATTTTTTCAGGAGAGCCGTATCTAAAACGTACATTATCCCCATCAAACCATTGTCCCTCAGCCCCGGTCTCTGTGACTTGTTTGTTGAACCCTGGTGCAAAACCTAATTTTTGTAACATATAACTCCATTTATGTATTCCTTATTGGTGGAACACCTAACATTGGCCTTTTATCAAACCTATTCTTTTCTGCAAAAGGACCATTCACATGGTTATAATGAAGAAACACCTGTCCGCAAGTAGTTCCTTCAAAAGGTTCCCTCCAATGTTCTAATTCGTTTCCACTATACACCAGCATGTCCCCCACATCAAGCAGGACTTTTTTACCTGATTTATCTAATTTCCCAGATGGTTCTATAAATATAGGCCATGGTTCACCGCCTAAATGTATTGTAGTTGATATTTCACAGCTTGGTCTATCTTTGTGTCTTTTTAATTCGGCCCCATTTTCATATAGTCTTGTATAAGAATAAGTAGGGACTAGTTTCATTTTTGTTTCCTGCTCCATTTTTAAAAGTACTTTTGTTAACAAAACTTCCATCACATGGTCACCATAAATTGAATATGTATTTGGTACTTGTCCATCGTTCCAAGTCCCAAGAATTTGGTTTTCGTGAATATAAGAAGATTGAATAATATTATTTTCATATATATATTTAACTGCATTTTTTTTAAGGAGTAAATATTCAAATATAAAATCAGTTAGTTCTTTATTAATTGCTTTTTTAATTACCTGATATTTATTAAACCTCATTATTTTGGGTAACAATTTATATCAAATGATACAACTATTCTTTCTTTATTTATAGGGTTGGGATCTACAAAATGTAAAAGGTGTCCTGGGAAAACAACTAAAGACCCTTCTTTAGCTTCAATCTTAACCAGACGAGTAGCCCCACTTATTTCACTAGGAGAAGGTGATATGTAAGTTGTTGTGTCTTGTTCTTTAGCCAAGTTCAAATATAAAATACCTGTGTACATAGATCTTCCATGATGATGAGGAATTTGGTAATCGTGTTGTTTATATTTAATTGCCCATATGTCTGTTAAATTAATTTCTTTAAAACCACATTCTTTAGAAAAAATTTTAAATTCTTTATCTAAGGTTTTCATAAAAAATTCACCAAAATTTTTAGTGTCTTTTCCATATCGCGTGGTATCAAAATTAGTATTAGGTCTTCTAAAGTATTCTTGTTTTTCAATAAAACCAGACAATATTTTTTTCTTTTTATTCCATTCTTTAACGTTGTGTACAAAAGCGTCAATTGAAAATAATGTTTGTATCATAATTAATCCCCTATTTTTTAATCAAATGAAAAGATACAGATAATCCGTCTCTCATTAGGTTTACCACAATGTCCGGCAGCATGATAATTTTCACCAGGAAAAACTACTATTTTGCCAGCTTTGTTTTTTATTTCTTTTAAAATTTTATGTTTCTTTACATTAGTTTTTTCTTTAAATACATAAGTAGAACCCCTAGTAACAGTGTTTAAATATATCATACAAACTTGATGCGGAAAATCATGGTCTGAATGGGGTGTACCCATTTCTTCTTTAAAATACATTTGAAGATTTAAAGCCGCTCTTAGTATACGATTAACTTTTATTTTTTTCTTCTTGCAAAAATTTTTAAATAATCTTTCAAAAAAATAATAAGAAGGTGAATTGACCTCAACACTTTCATTAGATTCATAGTTATACCTTGGCAGTAACACATGTGTAAAACAAGGGTATTTATAAGTTACCGGATTAGGTAGATAGTACCAAGGAAACATATTTGAATTAACTATTTCCTTTTCAATCATTTTTAAATCTTTTTTTAATATATCGCCTTCAAAAAATTTCATTTGTATTGTTTCCCCAATGCCCAAATAACTAAAGAATATCTATTTCCTTTTGTAACAGTATCAACTTTATGGTGTTGATAACTAGGAAAAATTAAAACAGTTCCCCTTTCTTTTATTTCTTTAAATTTACAGGCTTCCCTATTTATCCCTTTTTCTTGGTCTACAGCAAAATAAAAATCTCCTCCTGTATATTTTTTAGGGTCAGTTAAACTTATGACACAAGACAGTTTTCTCATTTTACCTTTGTGGGGACCTTCGGTATAAACACCATGTGAGTCATTGTGCCAATCATAGTGATTGTTTTTTTCATAAAAAGTAAATTGAATATCCTCAAAATGATCAAACTCAAAATTCCAACCTGCTTGTTTATTTGCATTATAAAAATAATCTTGGATAATATCATACAACCATTTTTCATTTAACCAAGTAACAGATGAATTTCTTATGTTTTTATTTTTTCTATCACCTTTAAGCACTGCTGTTTTTTTAATTTTAGATTTACCTAGTTTTATAATTTTGTCACAAGTTTTTTTATCTAACTCGTTCTTCCAAAAATACCACCCGTAAGAACCTATGATCATATATTAAAACTATACACTAACCTTTCTTTGTTTGATCTATTTACTTTTACATAATGTTCCAACCAAGCTGGAAATATTAATAGAAGACCATCCTCTGGAGTAACAGTAAATTCTTTACTGTTTAAAGTATTATAGTTGTGGTACGACGTAGCATAGTTATTCATTTCCATATCATTCTTAAAAACAATATCTCCACTACCTTCAGGTGCTTGTATATAATAGCTTCCAGAAAAAGTATATGGAGGGTGTTTATGGGGTTTATTAAAGTCTCCTTTTTTATTTGACATAAACCAACTACAATGTATTGCGGTTGTCCCCTTAACTTCAAAATCTTTTCTAATAGTATCGTTGGTAAATTTATTTATTTCAAGGTTTAAATCTTCAACACAAGTTGGGTAAATACCGTGACGAAATAACTGACTATGCCAACCCCCCTCATTAGATAAATAAAGTTCTGAAGGCACTTGTTTTTGTTTTTTAATAAAATTTTTAATCTTATCATTATCTATTTTTTTTAACTTTATTGCATAAATCTTTACTTCAAATAAAGTAATCTCGTCGTGTTTATTTTTCTTAGTCATTTGTATCCTTTTCTATATTAAAATTAAAAGATATTGAAACCCTATTTTTACTACTTTTATTTCTTGTTACAAAATGATCTATATGTGAAGGAAATAAAATAAATTTTCCTACCTCTGGTTTTATTTTCCATCTATTATAAGTCACTCTATCTTTAGAATACTGAAATACAAAATAACCTGATTTTGAGTCAGCCTGCAAATAATATACCCCAGAAAAAACAGGACTGCTACTTATATTTTCTCTAACAATATGGTCATGTAGAGTAGTGCTTTGATTAGGAAGGTGTATTTGAGACCAAAACCTTGTGAGCACTAATTTATTTTTATAATGTTTTTTAAATTTTTTGTTAATTACATTAAGTATTTTTTGTAACTCTAGGTGCATGGGAAAAATAGTGTCTTCATGATAAGTATCTGTTTCATCTTCCGATTGAGTACTTCCATTACTATCTATATGTTTAATTAATTTTTTGTTATCTATATTTTTAATATAACCATAATTAAAAAACAACTCATCTAGAACTATTTTATCCATGATGTGTCCACCAACCAGTAATTATATATTTAATTTCTTTTTGTTTTTTTGATATCTGACCTTTGTGTGTATGAGTCCATGCTGCAGGCCAAATTAAAGTATCACCTTTAACAGCTTTAAATCTTTTGTTTTGATAAAAAAATTCTGTACCACCGTATGGGCAATTATTTAAATAGGTCATAAAAACCAAATGTCTTTTACCGGACACTGAACAACCCCCGTTTTCATAATGCCATTTTTTAAAACCTTCATTCTTTTTGTACCCTTGAATGTTAGCTCCTTGAAGCCCGAAAGATGATTGCTGTTCAGTTGAATAAGAATATTTCTTTTTGTATTTTTCTAGACATGATGAAAGTTCTTCAAAATATTGTCTAATACATTTTTCTTTTACAATTTTATCGTTATCAATATGTAGGTCTGTTGAAACTTTAATATCTTTATCAACTTTATTGTTACCAATAAATCCAGCTTTTTTTCCACCAGGACCTAATGGAGTTTTTTTATACAATTTAATTAATTGATCACAGGTATTTATATCTATTCTATATTTACCTATAAAATTTTCATTTTCTTTTTTCCAAAACACTGGATTATCTTTCTATATTAAATTAATGTCCAAGCATTAGTAGCAGTATTCCAATAATATGTACAGTCATCATTTGGAAAAACTAAACCTTCCCATCTAAGAGGTGCTTCTTTCCAAAACTGTTCTATTAAATCACCATCAGGAGTATAACCTTCAGGTGGGACAGGAACAGGTGCGACCCAATCAAAAGAATCATTTAAAGACCATGATGTGTAAGGACGTAAAGGTATAAAAGCGTTGTTTGCACTATCCCAAGTAAACCCTTTGCCCCCGTAATTATATCTTGTTGCAGATGTTCCATCTGCATTAATAAATGTTTCAACTACTGTTGCTGTTTGGTCGCCAATAACATTTCTAGTTAAAGCAATTCCTTCATTTTCTGTTTCAACATCAAAAACTAAAACTTGAGTTACTAAATTACTGCTATCTATGACTGCAAATTTTTTACTCATTATTGAAATTTCCTTGCTAGAATAACAATTCCAGTTCCGCCATTGTGTCCCGGATCTTTAGAGGCTCCGCCACCTCCGCCTCCTCCGCCAAGACCATTACTTCCACTGTTTCCACTTTGACCCTGTGCTCCACCGTTACCTCCGCCACCGCTTCCACCAGAAGCAGTTGCATTCCAACCGCCCGCAGCTCCTCCGCCGGCTCTTGTAACTGAACTACCTGTAATTGAAGAAGCACGTCCGTTTCCGCCAGTACCTCCTGCTTGTCCATTGGGTGTGTTTCCACCTACGTTAGTAGCACCACCGCCACCACCACCTGCGTGGGGAATTGAGTTATTACCACCTCTTTGACCGTGTCCGTATGTTCCACTATTTCCTGGTTGACCTGGTTGAGTTCCATTTCCTGTATTATAACCAGGGCCTGTATTACCTCTACCGCCTGATCCTCCGCCTGATCCTCCTGGATTTGGATTACCGTGCCAAGCTGAACCACCTCCACCGCCCTTAGAAGTTAATAAACTTCCTAAAGTTGAATCTGATCCATCAGTTCCTTTAACCCCACTTCCGGAACCACCGCTTCCGCCACTACCGAGACCTACGTTAAAACTAGCCGCTGTTATAGTTAATAAATTTGAATCCATTGCAACCATTCCACCAGCACCACCACCGCCGCCGTGTTCACCACCGCCACCGGCACCGCCGCCAACTAATACTGCATTAATAGCTGCTCCATAAGTAGCGTCTGAGCCTACGGCATTTACTACAAAAGAACCACCAGAATTAAATGTGTGTACTTTAAAATTTCCAGAAGTAGTTACAGTCCCACCTGTTGCTTCCATAAATGGAGGTCCAGCGTCACCGCCTATTAGGCTTGGAAAAGATCCTCCACCTCTAGTGCATCTAATTACCATATATCCCCTATGCGAATTGTGTTTGTGCTCCTAATACTTTAAAAGCAGCATTTCCGGTTTTAATAATAGTGTATGTATAAACATCTATAGAGTTAACATTACCTTCTGTAGGTGCTTCTCCGCCTTGCCATTCTGGTGTAATAGAACTACCATCAACTTGAAAAGTTGCGTTCCAATATTCAGAACTACCGATAGTTACCATGTGAGCTATTGTAACAGATTCACCTGTATCCATAATTGTGTTTAAACTTGTAGAACCATCTCCTCTAACATTTAAAGTCCAGTCTCCTGAAGCGTTTGAAGTGTAGTATAAAAGAGCTTGAGTCAATACATCGAATGTTTTTGTACCAGTAGCTGCCGTAGCTTCTATTGTAATTTTTTCTGAAAGACTTTGAACTGCGCCTTGACCATTAATAATAAATCTTCCATAGCCATTAGGCGATGCATTCA